GTATATGGTCCGCTCGGAGTTATTAAACGCGTTGAGTTGTTCCTGCCGGTAGCGACTAGCGTGTCTAATGCAGAGCTGGCAGAGTCTGTGTTCGCCGTATGAAGTTACCTGCTTGGGCTAAGCCGTACTTACTGGAGCCACACCGGTACAAGATAGCCTATGGAGGCCGTGGTAGCTCTAAGTCAACCTCATTCTGTTTGATGCTGCTAATCAGAGCGCGGCAAAAGAAAACGCGTATCCTGGCATGTAGAGAGATCCAGGTCTCTATCAAGTCATCAGTCCATCAGCTGCTATCCAATATCATATTCGAGCAGGGTTGGCAGTATGAATTTAAGATTAACGCGTCTGATATAACGCACAAAGAGAACGGTTCAGTAATCACCTTTGCCGGCTTAAAGAACAATCCTGAGAGCGTCAAATCGACCGAGGGGATAGACATCTGCTATATAGAGGAAGCGCAAACTATATCAGAGCAGTCAATGCGGCTCTTGATCCCGACTGTTAGAAAGCCTGGGTCTGAGCTATGGATGGCAATGAACCCGCGTTATGATTCAGACTATGTATATAAGAGGTTCATCAAAGAGCCTGGTGATAATGTGCTAGGTACGGCGGTTAACTGGAGTGATAACCCATGGTTTCCGGACGTACTGCGGCAAGAGATGGAATATGATAAGGAGAGAGATTATGAGTACTACTTGCACACCTGGGAAGGAGCGCTGCGACCGTTCGGAGAACGTCCTTTGTTTACCCCGGACACTTTGGAGCGAATCAGCGCCGAGTCCATTGGGATACCCACAGCCTACGGACTTGACCTCTCGTGGTCCGGTGATAACGCGTTTGTCGCCATATCATCCTCCGAAGATAGACGACAGCTTACAATCCACTCGGCCACGCTCAAGTCAAAGATACCCCTCAAGGGACTCGCTGGATGGCTGGGAAGTATAGACGACACAATAGTCGTTGACTCAGCGCGGCCCGAAGTCATCAACATGCTGCGGGATGAGGGCTTTAATGTGAAAAAATCTCGTAAAGGGGCAGGATCTGTGCAAAAGGGAGCCGATAAGATGGCGCGTATGCATAAAATCTACTTCGCCCCGGGTACTGATGAGGCATTAAAAGAATTCTCAGAGCTTGGATATGATGAAAATGATGAGTTAATAGGAAAACGTGATTGCTTTGATGCAACGCGTTACGCCCTCGAGCTAATTGGCGGAGGGCTTCAGACTATTGCGCGTAGTGATCTTTAGTATCAGGATTCGTGATACTACCTATCAGGATATTTGATAGGACCCGCGTTATAGATTCCGATATAATGGGAAGTAATGAACAATCATTCGGTTTGTGAAACCACACTTGGCCGCAATCAATGTAGAAAGGTGAACTATTTAACTCGAACACCTACCCTGTATCAGGGGAACAGTAGCGAGAAAGCAAGGTATGGGGTAAATATGCGGACGGCCCTACCATTAAGTAACGCATCCCTGGGAGAATCTATACAAAGAAAAACCCTCCCAGACCAACCCGGGAATACTTCGTAGGGCACCCGGGCAGTTGGAAGGGTCAGTGAACTATTTACTGATCAACCTATCATACTTATACCAGGTAGGGAAGCTATAACTGTATCTTTTTGTATACCATTCCTATATAATTCATCCTAATTATTACTATTCGGGAGTTTATATGCCGGGATCGAATGAATTAATCAAAGAAGTATTAGAATCAGTCTCAAAACGGGACGCGATTGCCTACGGGATGAGCCAGCGCTCTAAGCTGGAGGCGGCAGGCCGGTTTACTTGGAATGATCCGCGTGAAGCCGACGGGGTTCCTATACTCGCAAGGCGCAAGATATCGGGTACTGACCTAAATCAGCGAATCCATGTACCGTTTGATAGGATGATATCGACCAATAAAGCCGGGTATTTCGCTGCCGATATCACTATTACATATGGTGACGGCGTGCCCTCTTCGGTGAAAGAGTTCTATAAATCCCTATATGAGCGGGCTAGATGGCGCGGTATGACGCTTTCTCTTGCCGATGCTTCGGTGACTCAAGGTGCTGCGTATATCCTTTGTTCTATTGAGAGCGGGGAGTTCTGGGTTTCACAGTCCCCTTCTATCAGTACAAAGGTCGTTTACGATAAGCGCACGCATAAACCTTTATACGGATTGCGCTATGGTAAAGACATTGTAGAGTTCTACGACGGTATGGAAATGACCGTCTATCACTTAAAAGACGGTATATGGACCCCTGGGGAAACCGTGCTTCATGGCATGGGAACAGCATCCCGCCCGATGGTGCCTATTATAGAATTTCGCAACTCCCCCGACCGTATCGGCAACCCGGAACGTGTTATCACCTTATGCGACGCGTATGACGTGTCATTATCTGACCTTTCTAATGAGCTAGCAGCGCTTCGACTCTCTTACCTCTTACTCAAAGGGCTTGGAGAACGGGCCGACGTGGTAAAAAAGCAGCTCAAAGATGCCGGGGTCATTATCATTGACTCAGATAACGGTGATGCAAGATTCGTCACAAAAAACCTGAACCCCGAAGCCGTGCGGTTGCTACAGGATAATTTGCGTTCCCTGATATTCGAGGGCGCATCCTCTTATGACCCGACTTCCTTTGCTGAAGGCTCCAGCCCTACCGCGTATGAGGTCAGTCAGCGACTCGCGGCCCTTGAAATGGACACAAATATCACTGTGGGGCAGTGGGATGAGGGATTCCGTCAACTTGATTACCTTATTCAGACGTATTTGACGACGTTTTCAGGTGTTAAAGAATATCCTATATGGGAAATTGACCGTATTTTCAGAAGAAGTGCGCCTAAAAATGACATAGCGGCCCTTGTAGAGGCACGTAATGCAGGCTTAAACTTGAGTAACGAAACAAAAATAGAGCTTTCTGGGTTGCAGATCGACCCAGACGAAGAGGCTATTAGAATTAAAAGTGATCCTATTTATGAAGCGGCACCGGTGACGGGGCTGAATCAGGAGTAATAATGTCAGATGTAATGATTGAGAATGAGCCGGTCGCGGAGCCGGCATTGTCGGATGTTGAACAGAAAGCACACGATGTTGATGTGAGACATAAAGCAGAGCTTGCAGGGTTGAACCGTAAGAATTCAGAGTTGCAAGACAAGCTAAAGACGCGAGAATTAGCAGGTGCGAGCGTAGAAGAGCGTATAAATGCGCTTGAAGTAGACCGGGACAGCGCGGTAAGACGTGCCGAAGCGGTGGAAGCATTCGGACAGGCTGGGCTTAAAGATGAATGGCGGCAGCTATTCTCAGTTAAAGACCCTGGCGAACAAGCCGGGATATTGAACACGATGCTGTCTGACTATAAGCAGACCATCACTAAAGAAATGGCCGGAGAATTCTCCAGGTCCCCTGATGATATAGGTTCGCCAGGTAAAAGTTCCTTTACAATGAGACAGTTGGAGGGGAAGTCACCCAAAGAAATAAACCAGCTATTCGCCGAAGGGCGGATAGTCGACGGTTAATATAAGGAAAAAACAATGGCAGAATTAGGCTTTACTATCCCGACTATTTGGAGTTCAAGGTTCCTGGCAAATCTCGATATGGCCCTAGTATATGGTTCAGTTGCTAATAGAGACTATCAGCCTGATGCACAGTTCGGTAGCGCTATCAATATTCACAAATTCGGTGAAATCACTATCGGCGACTATGAAAAATATACATCTATCGGCACCCCTGAAGCACCGACCGTTGATCGTACTATTCTAAACCTCGATCAGCAGAAATTCTTTAACGTGCTTGTTGATAGCATCGATGAGATGCAGACACAGCCGGATCTCATGAATGAAGTCATGAAGCGGGCCGCGTATGGTATTGGGCGCGCTGTTGATGCTTACATCGCAGGACTCTACACCGGGGCGACCGTGGTTTCAGACCTCGGCACCGCTGCGGTTCCTGTTGTGCCGGTTGTAACCGACATTTATCAGTATCTCACCATGGCCGCGTTAAAGCTCGATGAGGCTAATGTGCCCGTGTCGGATCGCTTTATCGTGATGGACCCTGCAGGCGTCAAGCTCTTGAAAGACTCTGGTGAAATGCTGAGTGATACCCCTGCTGGTGATACCCTGCGGGCCTATGGTGTATTTAACGCACCCGGGCAGCTTCCTATGGGATACAAGGGCCGGATTGCAAACTTCGATATTTTTATGAGCAACCAGACTCCCGTCGATGACGTAGCTACAAGTGTATGGCTTGCTGGTCATCCTGATGGTATCGCGTTCGCTGACAGCTTCAATGAGATCAAGGGTTACGATCATCCCGA